TACTTCCATACTTTCAACCTGACTATACGGTAACTATGATTATGGATAGAAGTTATATGGATACAAAAAGAGATATTCCTTTTATATTAGAAAGTGTTGATTACGAAGATAGTTATACAGGTGCATTGACAGATAGAAGACGAATTATATACACACTAAAATTTACAGCAAAAATATATTTGTATGGTCCAATAACTTCAAGTGCTATAATTAGAAATGCAGAAGCTGATATGTACACAAACACATCGGATCAAAATCCATCTAGGGTACAAAGGGTTACGGTTACACCTAATCCAACAAGTGCTGATAAAGATGACACTTACACATACACAACCACATTAGAATTTTTTAATGATGGTAAAAACTATGATGAGGAAACTGGCAACGATACATAACATAAGGTTTTAAAATGAGTAATATTGATGATAAACTAAATGAAGTACTAAACATCGCTGATGAAGTATTAGAAAAACAAGTAAAGGAAGAAAAGAATCCTTTAGAGATAGCAAACGAACCACCTAAACCAGTTGCACCAGAAAATGCTGAAGTTGATACAGACTTTGATACTGGTAGAAACGAACTCTACAAAATGTTAGAGAAAGGTAATACTGCAATAGATGGTATTTTAAATCTTGCAAAAGAAGGAGAACATCCTAGAGCATACGAAGTTGCAGGACAATTAATTAAAACACAAAGCGAAATAGCACAAAACTTATTAGACTTACAAGATAAGCTTAAAAAGATTAAAGATGTAAAAGAATTAGGACCAAAAAATGTCACTAATGCTTTATTTGTAGGATCAACAACCGAACTACAAAAGATGATAAAGAAAAATAAAGATAAAAAATAATGACAAAATTAGATCAGTATTTAGGAAATCCTAATCTAAAAAAAGCACACACAAAATCACGATTTACACCTAAACAAGTAGATGAAGTGATGAAGTGTCTTGATAATCCTAAATACTTTATAGAAAATTATTTAAAGATTGTCACAATTGATAAAGGTCTTATACCTTTTCAAATGTATGACTTTCAGCGGAAGATGGTAGATACTTTTCACGACAATAGGTTTACAATTTGCAAATTGCCTAGACAAAGTGGAAAGTCAACTATCATTATATCCTACCTCTTACATTATGTTTTATTTAACGATAATGTGAATGTTGCAATACTAGCCAACAAATCTTCTACGGCAAGGGATTTATTAGGGCGATTGCAATTGGCTTACGAGCACTTGCCGAAATGGATGCAACAAGGCGTTCTTAATTGGAACAAAGGTTCCCTAGAATTAGAAAACGGAAGTAGAATCGTAGCGGCGAGTACATCTTCTAGTGCTGTTCGGGGAAGTACCTTTAATATTATTTTCCTAGACGAGTTCGCCTATGTACCTAATAACATTGCCGAAGAATTTTTTAGTTCAGTTTATCCTACAATATCTTCTGGAGAATCATCAAAGGTGATGATAGTATCTACACCTCACGGAATGAATATGTTTTATAAGTTGTGGATGGACGCAAATAATAAAAGAAACGATTACAAACCTATTGAAGTACACTGGTCAGAAGTGCCAGGTCGTGATGAAGAATGGAAGAAACAAACAATCAGAAACACTAGTGAGGCACAGTTTCAAACCGAGTTTGAGTGTGAGTTTTTAGGAAGTATTGATACACTTATTAATGCAAGTAAACTTAAAACTATGGCAGTAGTTGATCCTAAGAAAAGTCCTGGTGGTCTTGATGTTTACGAAATGCCTAAAAAAGGTCATACTTATGTTGTGACTGTTGATGTTGCAAGAGGAGTTAATAATGACTATTCTGCTTTTATAGTTATAGACGCAACAAAGGCACCTTATAAGATAGTTGCAAAGTATAGAAATCACGATATCAAACCTATTGTATTTCCTAACATATTAAAAAAAGTAGGAGATCATTATAACAAAGCATATGTGTTAATAGAGATAAACGATTTAGGACAACAAGTAGCAGACGCAATGCAATTTGAGCTTGAGTATGATAATATGATGATGGTCACACAAAGAGGAAGAGCAGGTCAAGTATTAGGTGGAGGCTTTAGTGGTCGTGGTAATCAATTAGGTTTAAGAATGACAAAGGGTACAAAAAAAATCGGAACTTCAAATCTGAAAAGTCTGATAGAATCTGATAAACTAATAATTCAAGATTTTGATATAATTGCGGAACTCTCTACTTTTATTGCTCGTGGAAAATCTTTTGAAGCAGAGCAAGGTGCAAATGATGATTTAGTGATGTGTTTAGTTGTCTTTTCTTGGATGGCTAATCAAAGATATTTCAAGGAACTGACTAATGTTGATGTAAGAGGTCAAATGTTTACCGATCAACAAAATGCAATTGAGGCAGATATGGCACCTTTTGGGTTCATAGATGATGGAATAAACGATCCAGAAGGTAATGATAACTCGTTTTTTGATGACGCAGGCGTAAGATGGTCTCCTGTGACCTATCGTAAGGGTCAGTAGTAAAGAAACGGATTATAATAAATATCTACAAAGGGTTATAACTAATAAAGTAAATACTTAATATATTAAGGAGAAAAAATATGGCTTTTCAAGTATCACCAGGTGTTTTGGTAACTGAAAAGGACTTAACGAATATCGTACCAGCAGTATCAACTACTTCTGGAGGTATCGTGATGACAGCACAAAAAGGACCAGTAGATGAAATTACAACAATTTCTTCTGAAAATGAATTAGTTGACATATTTGGAAAACCAAATTCATCTAACTTTGAGGAATTCTTTACGGCTGCAAACTTTTTAGGCTACGGAAACAATCTGAAGGTAGTAAGACCAATCACTGGTATGGTTAATGCTTGTGTATCTGGAACTGCTATCATAATAAAAAATACAACTGACTACCTAGACAATTACGGTGCGGCTGCTAGTTTTGCTGCTAATGTTGGTGCTTACGCTGCTAGAGAACCAGGAACATTAGGAAATAATTTAAAAGTTTCTGTTTGTTCTAACTCTACTGCTTTCGGACCACACTCACAAAGTGGTACATTAGTAAACGATAACGCTGCTGCTATTGGAGACACAACAATTACTGTTGATGATGGTAGTTTAATGCAAGTTGGTGACATATTAGAATTTGGAGACACAAGTAATGTGCCTTCAACTTCAGGTGCACCTTCTGGATTCTTTTACAAAGTAACAGGAATCTCAACTCATGTACTAACAATCGCAAGATTCAACCCTGCAACTGGTAAAACAGAAACAGGTGGATTAAGACACGCTGTTGAAGACAATGCTAAACTTTTAAGACATTGGGAATATTACTTCAACTTTGATGGACCGCCAACTACAACAGATGATGTATCTGCTGCTGGTGGATCATTAGACGAAATGCATATTGTAGTAATAGACGAAGATGGTGGAATCACAGGAACTGCAGGAGAAATCCTAGAAACTTTTGCTGGTGTTTCACAAGCTTCAGACGCTAAAGACGCTCAAGGTAATTCAAACTATGCACCAGATGTGATTTATAGAGATAGTAAATATGTTTACTATATGGATCACGAAACTACACTTGCAAATGCTGGTTCAGCAAAAACAGGTCAAACTTTTGACAATGCTCAAGGTGACGCTTTTGTTGTGAAGACTTACTCATTAGCAAGTGGAACAGATGACTTTGCTGCTACGAATGCCGAGATTGCTACTGCATATGAAAAATTTAATGACGCAGAAAATGTGGACATTAGTTTACTATTATGTGGACCTTCTCAAACAGGTGCTGACGCAACTGGAGACACAAAAGCAACTGCTGTTATGGATATCGCAACAGATAGAAAAGATTGTGTTGCCTTTATATCACCTGCAAGAGCAGATGTGGTTGGCGTTGCAAATGCAGTCACACAAACTCAAAATGTAGTAGGATTTGCTGATGGTTTACCATCAACAAGTTATGCTGTAATTGATAGTGGTTACAAATATATGTACGACAAATACAATGATGTTTACAGATTTGTACCATTAAATGGTGACACTGCTGGTCTATGTGCTAGAACTGACAGCGTTGCAGACGCATGGTTTTCACCAGGCGGATTCAATAGAGGTCAGATTAGAGGTGCAGTTAAATTAGCTTTCAATCCAAACCAAACTCAAAGAGATGAAATATACAAAGCAAGGGTAAATCCTGTTGTATCATTTCCTGGACAAGGTACGGTATTGTTTGGAGATAAAACTGCTCAATCTAAACCTAGTGCTTTTGACAGAATAAATGTTAGAAGACTGTTTATCGTATTAGAGAAGGCAATATCTACTGCTGCTAAATTCCAATTGTTTGAATTCAATGATGAATTTACAAGAGCGCAATTTAGAAATCTAGTAGAACCTTTTTTAAGAGATGTACAAGGTAGAAGAGGTCTTACTGACTTTTCAGTAGTATGTGACGACACTAACAACACAGGTGATGTTATAGATAGAAACGAATTTAGAGCAGACATTTTTGTTAAACCTAATCGTTCTATCAATTTCATTCAACTTAACTTTATTGCTACAAGATCAGGCGTTGCCTTTTCTGAAGTAGCAGGATCTTAATAGGGAGGAGATAAAATAAAATGCCAAATATTAATGAATTCAAATCTCGTTTAAGAGGCGGTGGAGCTCGTGCTAATCAGTTTAAGGTAACTTTACCTTTTCCTGGATATGCTGCTGTAGGTGGTGAAACATCTGATCTTGCTTTCTTATGTAAAGCAACTGGTATACCTGGTCAAACACTAGGTAACATTGCTGTTGACTTTAGAGGCAGAAAACTTAATATCGCTGGTGACAGAACTTTTGAAAACTGGACTATCACGGTATTAAACGATACTGACTTTAAATTATACAGAGCGTTTGAAAGATGGATGAATGGTATCAACAATATGACTGACAACGAAGGTATCGCAAATCCTGCTGATTATCAAGTTGATGGTTTTGTTGACCAGTTAGATAGAAATGGTAACACATTAAAATCTTACACTTATAGAGGACTGTTTCCGATCGCTTTAGATAGTATTGCTTTGAATTACGGAACTAATGACGCTGTAGAAGAATTTGGTGTCACTTTCTCAATTCAATACTTTGAAACAGATACGACTACTTAATAAAATAAAAGTTAAAAGGAAAATTATAATATGGTTAAACTACTTGGTTTCCAAATAACAAGAGCCGAAGATGATCTGGAGAAGCCAGCAAATGCTAAACAAGCATTTACTATACCTTCTCCAGATGACGGTACAACAACTATATCTGCTGGTGGTTATTTTGGTCAGTATCTGGATATGGAGGTCACTGCCAAAAATGACTTTGAATTAATCAAAAGATATAGAGAAGTTGCTCAACATCCTGAATGTGATATGGCTGTTGAAGATATCATCAATGAGGTTATTATTTCTAATGAGAGGGACGCTGCTGTTTCTGTATCTTTAGATAAACTTGCTATTTCGGAAAATATTAAAACAAAAATTAGAGCAGAGTTTGATGAGGTATTGCGCCTTATGAACTTTGAAGAAAAAGGTCACGATATATTTAAAAGATGGTATGTTGATGGAAGAATTTACTTCCATAAAGTAATTGACCCAACTAGTCCTAGAAAAGGGATTACAGAATTAAGATATATTGATCCACGAAAAATGAAAAAGGTTCGTGAGATTACTAAAAAAAGAGACCTTAAAGGTAAAGGAATTGAAGTTGTAGAACAAACAGCAGAATGGTTTGTGTACAATGAAAAAGGAATGTCTTCTGGTACATCTAATACAGGTGTTAAGATTGCTTCTGATTCAATTACTTTTGTTACCTCTGGCGTTGTTGACCAAACCAGAAATATGGTTATGAGTCACTTACATAAAGCAATTAAGCCAGTCAATCAATTAAGAATGATTGAGGACGCTGTTGTTATATACAGAATTGTAAGAGCGCCTGAGAGAAGAATATTTTATGTTGATGTAGGTAATTTGCCTAAAGCAAAAGCAGAATCTTATTTGCGTGATGTAATGTCAAGATACAGAAACAAACTTGTATATGACGCTTCAACTGGTGAGATTAGGGATGACAGAAAACATATGTCAATGCTTGAAGACTTTTGGTTACCTCGTAGAGAAGGTGCAAAAGGAACTGAAGTATCTACACTTGCAGGTGGACAAAACCTTGGTGAGATTACCGATGTTCAATACTTTCAAAAGAAATTATATAAGTCTTTGAATGTGCCAATTTCAAGAATGGAATCTGAAGCAGGTTTTAATCTTGGTAAGGCTGCTGAAATTACAAGGGACGAATTAAAGTTTACTAAATTTGTTCAAAGATTAAGAAAAAGATTTACACAGGTCTTTAGTGATATACTTAAAACACAATTAGTTTTAAAAGGTATTGTCACAATTGAAGATTGGGTAAAAATAAGACCTCATATTCAATATGACTACTTAAAAGATGGATACTTTGCTGAGTTAAAAGAGTCAGAAATTTTAAGAGAAAGATTAAGTCTTGCTCAAGAGGTTAGTCAATATGTTGGAAAATACTATTCTGTTGAATATGTAAGAAAAAATGTGTTAAGACAAAGTGACGAAGATATAATTGAAATTGACAATCAAATTGCGAAAGAGATAAAACAAGGTATTATCGCTGCTCCTGAAGGACAAGATATGCAAGGAGATGACGAAAATACTGATATAAATATAGGAGATGAATAATTATGCCAAATGATAATGTAAAAAATATGATAAACTCACTAGCAGGTGGGGATAATGTAAAGGCTCAAGACGCATTTAAAAATGCCTTGTCTGATAAGATTGGACAAGCACTTGATGATAAAAGGCAAACAGTTGCTACAGATTGGTTAAATGCTGGTACTGAATTACAAGCAACTAAAGACGCTGCTGGATTAGATAATGCTAGTGGTGTGGTTACACCAGGACAAGAAGTTGCTACAGAACCAACATCTGATCCTGTTGAAATAGATCAAGGTGGAGAACAAAATGCAGAACCTGTCGTTCCAGAAGTTTAAAAAACATCTGGTAGAAGCAAAGGACGATAGTCCTAAAGAAACTGCTGAGTTTAAAAAGTTATCGCCAGCTGAAAAGATGGCAGTAAAAGATATCTACACTATGTTGGGTAAAACAAAAGGTGATATTATTAGTAAAATTGATAGTATTATAAAACAAGTGGCGAAAAAAAGAAATATTAAAGTGTCAAGAATAGAAGACTATATTGACAACGAAATTTTAAGTTAGGGAATAAAAAATGGCAATTGCAACAAGAACACTCAAAGATACAGCTATCGCAACAGGTAGTGGTGCTGCTGGTGGTAAAGTTACTGTTCTAGTAAACATGAACGATAACACAACTGCTGACTCAAACATATTAGACGCAAGTGGTTTAACAGGACACGCTAACGGTGCAAAACTAGACATCACTAGAATATGGTGGGGTTTAGTACAAGGTACTGCTGATGACAATACAGGTTGGGTACAAATACAATTTAAAGGTGCCTCATCTGATACAGTAGCAATCAATCTTGCTGGTACAGGTCATTACGATGGTACTGCTGGTAAAATTGAAAACAGCGCAACTAATACTACTGCAACTTCAGGAGACCTAGAGTTAAGTGCTTATGGTGTTTCTGGATATGTATTAATTGAATTAAGAAAAGACGAATCGTTTACAGCGTAATTTATTATGACAATAACTAATACCAAAGTAGTGGATACTACTGACAAATATATTGTTCAGTCAAAAGGTATTGGTGGTGAAGAAGATCAAATAATGGTTGACGCTGAAGAACTTGAAAGTGGTAATAACGAAAGTAAAGTAAGTTTAATAGAGTGTTATTATCAAATAAAAGGAACTGGTACCTTAACGATTAGTAGTACCAGTGAAGAAAACAATTTGACTTTAACTGGTCTAGGTAAATATGGATTAAGACCTGACCAATTAAAGTTTGGTGATGATAAACAAATATTATTATCAACTGACTCAAATGTGACGAGTTATTTGCTAATAACTGAATTTAGGAGAAACAATTAATGGCTGATGTGGTAACAAGTCAAACTTTGGTAGATACTTCAGGAACTAAAACAGTAATGAAGTTTACTAATATGTGTGATGGATCAGGTGAAACACTAGTAACAAAAATGGATGCTAGTGCTTTGACTTTTATGACTGAAGACGCTGAAAGAACGATTGCAAAAATATGGTGGTCAATTAATACCACTAACGGTAAATCAGGCGTTGAATTATTATGGGCAGGTAGCGGAACAAGTGCTGCTAATGCAACAATAGGTTTCTTCTCTGGTAGAGGATACCACGATTATTATACAGCAGGTAATAGTATTCCTAATAATGCTACACTAACAGCGAATACAAGTCCTGCAGGTGATGTGTTAATCTCAACAAAAGGTTTTGTTGCAGGTGACAACTATACTATTATTATTGAAGTAAGATAATGCCTAACAATACTAAAGCGATACTTGAAAGAATTGTAGGTACTAAAGGCAAAGGTGAATTAGCAGACAAGTTTAAATTAGCATTTGCTGAAAAGTTTAAAGTTAAACAAGAAGAAGTTAAAAAAGGAATTGTAGATAAAGTTTACAATAAAGAGAAGGTGGAGAGATAAATGAAGTTAATAACAGAAACAATTGAAAATATTGAAGTCTTAAAGGAAGAGAGAAACGGCAAAAAAGATTACAAAATTAGAGGTGTCTTTATGCAGGCTGATATTAAAAACCGTAACGGTCGTATCTATCCAGTCGGAACTCTTGCTAAAGAAGTTAAAAGATATAACGAACAATTTATAAACAAGAAACGAGCTTTCGGTGAACTAGGACATCCAGACGGACCAACAGTTAACCTAGAAAGAGTTTCACACATGATTACTAGTCTAAAACCTGAAGGTAAAAACTTTATAGGTGAGGCGAAAATTATGGATACTCCTTACGGTAAAATCGTTAAGAATTTAATTGACGAAGGTGCTCAATTAGGTGTATCATCAAGAGGTATGGGTTCTCTACAATCAGGATCGCAAGGTAATGTTGTAGGTAAGGACTTCTATCTTGCTACTGCTGCTGATATAGTTGCAGATCCATCTGCTCCAGACGCTTTCGTAGAAGGTATTATGGAAGGTAAAGAGTGGGTATGGGACAACGGAGTACTGAAAAGTATGGAAGTTGAGAAGTACAAAGAAGAAATAGAGAAGACTAGGCGTGCCGAATTGGCTGAGAAAAAAGCGTCTATTTTTAAACACTTTTTGACTAAAATCTAAACAGACGCATTAGTCAATATTTGCGTAGGTTTTAAGATGGCAAAAAGTATAAATAATATTAACAATAAATTAATTAATTAATTAAATTATCAAGGAGAGACCGAATGTCTGACACAGAAAAAAAAGTAGAAAGCGTAGAAGAGCAAAAGAATCCTGCAAATAGGGATGCTGCTCCTGCTGAGGCTCCTACTCTTAAAAATGACGCAGAAGATTTGGGCGCTCCAGTTGTAAAACCAACTGACAGTAACCCAGACGCTACGAAAAAGATTAAGAAAGTATCAGATCAGGTCAACAAAGACGCTAACGATGGTTCTTTACCAA